TCAATAGCCTCTCAATAGCCTCTCAATAGCCTCTCAATAGCCTCTCAATAGCCTCTCAATAGCCTCTCAATAGCCTCTCAATAGCCTCTCAATAGCCTCTCAATAGCCTCTCAATAGCCTCTCAATAATTATTATAAATTTACTTAGATTAACATAGCAGTTATAGAGACACTGGAATATTATTATTTTTTCAATTTATAATTTGAGTACATCTCTTGATTTATTTTGTAATTTCTAAAAAACTTTTGAAATTTTTGGAAAAACAGAAAGATGTACTCAAATTATTCTTTTCAATTTTTAGAAATATCCAGTGTCTTTTTAAGTTATCATAATGGTAATACTAATATCTCAATAGCCCGCGTTGGGGGCGGTCTCCCCCACTATTATAAAAATACTTATATTAACAGAGCAGTTATAGAGACACTAGAATATTATTATTTTTTCAATTTATAATTTGAGTACATCTCTTGATTTATTTTGTAATTTCTAAAAAACTTTTGAAATTTTTGGAAAAACAGAAAGATGTACTCAAATTATTCTTTTCAATTTTTATAAATATCTGGTTTCTTTTTAAATTATCATAATGGTACTATAAATATCTCAATAGCCTCTCAAAAAAACCGCCCTATGGGGGCGGTCTCCCCCACCCCATAGGTTCCCACATTTGAAATAATAAAATTGCTATTGTTAGGTAATAATGATAGTGTATAAATTGATGAAGGATTTAAATGAAGACGAGATATTTAGATGTATAAGGTTGATAAACGCGAACTTTAAAAATAACCGATTTAATACATATAGCAGTGTTATATATTATGTTATTGGGAGTGATATCATAGGTTTTATAGGAATTAATGATAATTATCTTAATCAAATATGTACTAATGTAAATTATAGGAATCGCGGGATAGCCTCTAAAATGATTAGTAGGGCTAAGGAGGAATTGGGGGCGGAGCCGATATATCTGTTTGTAGATAAGAATAAATCTACGACAGAATACTTGGTTAATTTTTATAAAAAGCACGAGTTTGACATAGAGTATGAAAATGATGTTGAATATAAGTTGGGATATAAAAATTGATTAATATTATATAATTATATAATACTTACAATACACATAACATATACTAATGGAGAGAATTGAAGAAGAGCAAGATATTGATGTGTATATTGACGGTTCCTGTATTAACAATGGAAAGATTAATGCCAAGGCGGGCTATGGCGTATTTTTTGAGACAGATGATTGTCGCAACGAGTCTAATGTAGTTCAAGGGAAACAAACGAATAACACGGGAGAGCTAACGGCTATGATAAGGGCCCTTGAAATATTGAAGAAAGAAATTGAAGATAAGCGAAATATCAATATCTATACAGATTCCGAGTATGTTATGAAATGCTCGGGTTCTTATGGAGAGAAGCTGGCGAAGAATAACTGGAAAACGAAGGAGGACAAGATTCCTCCGAATTTAAAGCTATTGCAAAAGATTTACGAGCTATATCACGGGAACAAGAAACATATCAAGCTACATCACATCAAGGCGCATACTAATCTATCTGATAAACACTCTATCGGCAATAGCCAGGCGGATAGATTAGCGAACTTGGCAGTTAATCCCAATTTTGAAGAGCGCGACGAAGATATATGCGGATTTAAAAATCTGTCTGTTGTCGTCGCGAGTTCTGCAAAAAACTTCATTAATGTCTCTTATACTTACAAAGATGCCGTGAAAAAGTTAGGGTGTAAATGGGATATGAATAAGAAAAAATGGTATTACGAAGACCATATTAGCGAGGAAAACATTAAATCCATCAAGGATATTGAAAACCTCAGTTTATCCACAGAAAAAGAAAAGCCCGCGCGGAACAATACTGGAGAATCCGGTGCTGGGACTGGGACTGGCGCCGGCGGAGCTTCAGGTGAATCAAGTGAAAGTAAAAGAGTATATATTAAAGTTGCATTTAAAAACAAGGATGCCGTAAAAAAGCACGGGTGTAAATGGGATCCTGAGAAAAAATCCTGGTATTATTTCGCAGATACTGACAAAAATAAAATAGAAGAAATTATGAAGCTTATCTAAAATGAAGGGATAGTATGCGAGACAAAGACAGGAATAGAGGATGGGGGGCGGTGGGGAGCAGAGGGCATCTATGGAGGATACAGAGAGATTATATTTTTTATATAGTTGATATTGATTAATGGGAGGATAGGGCTACATTCCCATAGGTGCGTTTTAAGGAATGTTTGGATATTATAATTTACCGGATACATATGAAAGAGTCCCGAATAAATATCAGTCATATATTTTTTATATTTGTTATTAATGAGATGAATGCTATCTTTCGGGAGAACAATTAGCAACTGGATGTTCGGATCCAGAAAGTTATTGTTCGCAGTAATTACGGGAGCCTCGTGGGCAATTGAATGATTGCTGATATCTTTTAGTGTAGGCGGATAATTATAGGGATAATACCATTCGCAATCAATGCTATGCCCTTTGTAATATTGATATACCCAATAGATGCCTTTAATATAGTTAGAACACGAATTGTAAATTACTGATGAATCGATGGTAATGTTATTTTCAAATATCATATTATAGTAGTTCTTGTGCCATCTACTATTATCATTATATATCTTATAGCACAAGTCATCCTTATTTTTTAAACCGTAATTATCGCTCGGAATACTTGAATTGTTGAATATTTTTTTATTGATATATTTTTCGCAAATAATAAATATATCTTTGTCTTCCGTCATTGACAGTTGCTTGAAGATGTATTTCAGGCACTCATAATTAATGCTATCATTGCTGACAAGAAGCCCATATTCTTCGGTGGCTTTCCGCGCAATTGAAATAATCTTGTCGGCGCCGTCGGCTTTAATATCAACCGTCAATAAGTGCGGGACAAAATCGTTCCCGAGGATTGAACACAAAGTACAATAGGATTCAATAATATCTTCCTCTTTATGAAGCTCCTTGTTAAGCCCCCACAAAAAGTTCAATTCTCTCAAGATGGCTACTCGCAAGTTATTAATATTCAAATAATTATATACCACCTGATTTGTGATTTTATCAACAGTCTCGCGCATCAAGTAAATATTTTTAATATGCGACATCAGCGACAATATAATTAAATCGGCATCAAGACCATTGATAATAATATTTTCCTTCGTGGAGCCGGCTGTCATCATCTTAATTTTTTTAAATATCTTGTGTTCGCCTTCGCCACATTCATTACTTCCGCTATATATAATTTCTATGTTATGCGTGGAGTATCTCACTTTGTTATCCATATAGACATTCATCTTTTTCATAAAGGCCGTCCCGGGCGTTATGGCATTTGTATCCCATACCGGCGTTTTGACGAAGTCCTTATCCAATTTATTTCTGTAAATATTCAAATATCTGCGCTTTCTCTGTTGAATAATTTTGGCAGTCGGAGCTACGCCATCGGCACATATGACATATTTTTTAGCCTTGTATAATTCTATGTAGCTCTCAACCTTATTCCAAATACCTTCCAAAATTAGCTCATCAATTTCTTCCGTCTTCATAGATTCAGTTCGTTTGTCCTTTAAAATCTGTTGGGCGACAGTATGGATTATGCCATTAAAATCAATGCAATAAATATCTGTCCGCACCGGTTTATTATTATCTAAAATATTTTGATATTTTTTTGTCAACGAATAAAAATAATAAGGAATACCCATAATAATTTACTATGTATATATACTATTGTATTTATATGATTATCAATTTTTATTTTTCTTTATATGATATTAGAATATACAAACAAAATAATGGGAAGTCGTACTATAAATATAAATGACATATTTTTTGGGTCAGAACAATCAAAATATGCCGGCATAGCGTTATTTATGACGATTATGATACTATGTGTGATAATATTATTCAGCAGCAGCAGAATACCTATTGGAGACAGATTTATGTTCGTATTATTTATATTAATAATATCTGTTCCTTCAATCCTAATGTCCTTGTTTGAACTAACCTGTATAGTTACTGGTGGCAATCTTAATACCAGATGGTGGTGCTGGCTATTGGCGTGGGTATTAGCAGTTATAATAATCGTATATTGTATTATGATAATAATATCTATGTTAATTTCTATGTCTGAGTATGATATGGCTAACGACAGATTAGATTACACAACTGAAAAAAATAAAATGGGTAAAGATGAGGCCAACCTATATGCTAAAAAAATAATAATAGATGACAAGATAAGCCAACAAAAACAAGAATCAAAACCAGTAGTATATAATACTCCTCTTGCTTCTTCCGCTACGCCCGCTCCCGCTTCTCCCGCTCCTATGGCTCCTCCTTCTGTACCCACTGCCGGTCCTTCGGGTCCTTCGGGTCCTTCGGCGCCCGTAATATCTACCGCCCATCGTACTCCTACGACTCACGACAGCCAAGCGATGAACTCGTCAATGCATGGTATTAATTCGCAACCTCCTCATTATCAGGGTCCAAAAGTAGGTGATGTTAATTCGCTCCCTTATCCTAAATCATCTACTAATGATATTTATACAAATTATGCACCTCTCGAAGGAAGCTCTGCTGCGCCTGTAATGGCAATGCCGCAATACAATAAACCGTCCCCTATGATGCCCCCTCCTTCTCAGCAATCTACCAATAGCGTTTCTTCTTTTAATGGTTATGATAGCACTGACAATTATTCTTCATATTAAATATAACGCGGTATTGTCGGTTAGATATTATTTTTTTACTATATAATAAATACATTTAAGAAATGTTTAATATTATATATTAATGTTATTAATTATATATTAATGAAGAAAAAGTATGATGAAAGTAGTAAGAAGAATAATTATTTTCGTCCGCAATGTTGTCGGAATTGCGGATTAAACGGGCATTTATACAAAGATTGTCCGCATCCTATAATGAGCTTTGGAATAATATGCTATAAGAGAGTTAATGGAGAGATTAAATATATTATGATACAACGAAAGGATAGCTTGTCATTTATGGAGTTTGTTAGAGGAAAGTATAATATAGATGATGACAAATATATTATAAAGCTGATTGAATATATGACGGATTCTGAGAAAAAACTGTTACTTACGAATAATTTTGAGCAAATATGGAATTATACCTGGTGTCAAATAAATCAAGGGGCTTTCAAGCATACTAAGGAATATATAGACTCCAAAAATAAGTTTGAAATTATTATGAATGATAGCAATATTAAAAGCATACTATCTATCAAAAACTTTAATAACAATAATGAATCAGAGCAAGAATGGGGATTTCCTAAGGGTCGAAAGAAGTTGAAGGAGGCTGATATAGATTGTGCGGTAAGAGAGTTCTGCGAGGAAACGCAATTGAACAAGAATGATATTGAAATAGACAAAAATATAATTCCTTTTCAAGAAATCTTTTTCGGCACTAATAATATTCTCTATAAACACGTCTATTATGTTGCAAAAATAATCAATGATAATGCAGAGATACAGCTTGACAATACTTGTATAGAACAAATCCGGGAAATAAGGTCTCTAAAATGGTTTAGTGATGAAGAAGTATTGAATCATATCAAGAATCATAACACCGAAAGAATCAAGATATTCAAAAAGGCTCATAGCATAATAAATTATATAAATCTTTGATGTAAATAGATAATGATTAAAATTAAAAGTTGTCCCGAAGGCAAAGTTATAAATCCCAAAACGGGTCGCTGTATAAAGAAAGAAACTCTTGAAAAGCAAAACAAGAAGACTAAGCCCGCGGAGCCTTCTAAGCCCGCGGAGCCTTCTAAGCCCGCGGAGCCTTCTAAGCCCGCGGAGCCTGCTAAGCCTTCTATAAAAGAATGTCCTGAAGGCAAAGTTCTAAATCCAAAAACGGGTCGCTGTATAAAGAAAGAGAATCTTAAAAAGCAAACCAAAAAGACAAACACGGGCGCGCCTAGCGTTCCAATAGTGCCTGCTAAAAAATCGTCGCATTCATCGTTGTCATCATCGTCATCATCGGTATCGGCTAAGAAGATTAGCAAGGGTTCTGATAATGATATAGATTTATATTATCCCGATATTGATGATAGTGATTTTGGGAAGAAAATAGCAAGAAATAAGGAGTTTTCAATACATAAGATAAAGAGCTTTCCGACTATAAGAACTGTTGAAGATTTTAATAAAGTAGCTAATGAATTGTGTGGTAAGTTTGAAACCACTCTGTATCAGCATTTTATAAGCCAGTATTTATCGCATAGAACTCCTTATAAGAGCATTATGTTATATTATGGCGTTGGTGTAGGGAAAACTTGTACGGCAATTACATTAACTGAAATGATATTATCTACGAAAACTATGGATACCACAGAACCTCATATATGGGTAATAATGCCCCAGGCATTGGAAGAGAACTTCAATAAAGAAATATTCAATTATGATATTAAAGTATTCAAGAATTTATTTAATCAATGTACTGGGGATAACTATGTCAAATTGCTTAATATAAATGAGAGCTCCTTTAATGAAAAGGATAACAAGGACAATATTAAAAGGTTATTGAAGAAGAGATATGAGATATTTACATATGACAGCTTTATGAAGCGAATTAATGAAAAATACAAGGATAATATTGTAGAAAACAAGGTTATTATAATAGACGAAGCTCATAATATCAGAAGTACGAATAATAAGGAAAAAGGAACATACAGTACTCTCAAAAAAATATTAGAAAACGGGAGAAATAATAGATTGATATTATTGTCGGCGACGCCTATGTATAACGAACCGCGAGATATCCTTGACCTCTTTAATTTGATGTTGATAAATGATAAGCGCGATAACATATTAAAAGAATATTACAAGGTGTTCAATAACAATAACAAATTTAAATTTGAAGATAAGGCTAAGAAATTAATTAAAAAGTTGTCTTCAAATTATATATCATATTTAAAAGGGAAAAATCCATTCACATTCGCCTTAAAATTAAAGGCATCCTATAACAGCAATATTAAAATATTAAATGTAGAGCCCACAAAAGACCCTTCTAATAATTCTATACCTGCTAAAGAATTGGGATGGTTAAAATATATAAATGATGATATAGTAATCTCAAAGCTGGGAATATGCCAGAAGAACAAAATAGATGCTTTAAAAAAAATAATAAACAAGATTAACTATAACAATATCCAGGAAATTGACGAAAATGAACTAAACGACATCGCTGAAGACGCTGACGGGGCTGACGGAGCTGACGGACTGTCGCAGAGTAAATCGCAGAATCAGAATATGAGATTATTACAGCCTATGAATATTGTATATGATAATGATATAGGTAAGGTAGGGTTTAATTCGTTTTTCAGGAATATTGCAGGCACGGCAAGTATCTCCGTTAATTACAGTGAAAAATATAAAAATGCCTTGTATCCTACTGAAGAATATTTGGGTAAATATTCGGGTAAATTTTTGAATATATGCAATATAATAAGGAAATCTGAGGGAATAGTAGTCATATATTCGAGATTTGCTTGGGCTGGCATTATACCCCTCGCGATATGCTTGGAACATTTAGGATATTCGCGCGAAGGTACAAATAATATATTGAAAAACCCTGAAATTGTCAAGGATAAGCCCAAGTATAAAGATGTGTCTAATCCAAAATACTGTATATTGACAAGTGATAAAAAAGAAATTATGGGTTCTACTACGATTAATAATTTGATAAAGAAGATTAATGATGATAAGAATATAAATGGCAAGGATATCAAAGTAATATTGATAACGCAAGTAGCAAGCGAAGGCCTAAGTTTTTATAATGCCCGCGAGATACATTTAATAGAACCGTGGTATCACTTTAACAGACCCGACCAAATTATAGGCAGAGGCATTCGTAATTGCAGACATCAAAAGTTGCCATTTGAAAAACGCAATGTAACTGTATTTATGCACGCAAGTGCGAATGATGACGCTGGAATGCTGAAGACAGAAACAATAGATATCCACGCGCTAAGAATATCTACGAGGAAATACATAGAGAGCAAGGAGATTGACAAGATAATCTCAGGCAATTCGCTTGATTGTTCGTTGATGAAAAACATTAATTATTTTCCGAAAAAATTATTTGAAATGGGAACCGTTGATATATTAACATCGCAGGGAAATAAAATAAAATATGAATTGGGCGATAGCGAAGATTTAGAACCTTCGTGTGGCTTTAATGATAATGATAATGATGCCAAACTGACTGAGGACACCTCTGGATATAGAAGCGATGTCTATAAACATCTTTTAAAAAGGGCACAGGCGGCTATTAAAAATAAATTGCTTAAAATGATAGAAGACGAAATATATTATATATCATATAAAGAGTTAATTGATGATATAGGCAAGGATATTGATATTGACGAAGAAATCTTGATATATACTATAAATAAATCAATAAGGCCAGCTGTAATTATTGACAATTACTATATAGAACATCACAGTCAAGGTATTAAACTTAGCATTATAGATGATATTGAAGGCTCCAGGCCAGGTGCTAAGGCGACGATGGCAAAAATTAAAATAAAGATGGATATTGAAGGATTGATGAATGATACTGCTGCAAGTATTTTAGAGGACAAGAAGAGCGAAGATGACATTGATAATATTCTTAAAATAATAAATATAGATTTTACGAATATTATTAGTACAACAATATCTATATATTTCAATTTAGATGACAAAAGATTTAAAAGATTGGCCGAATATATAATAGTAAATTATGGCAAACTCGGAGACCTTGAAGATAATAGAAAGACAGAATTGATGTATGTAATTAAATGCTTGGATTTGCAAGGAGTTTTTATAAGAAAGAAGGAGTTGCCTTCGTATAATAAGAATAACAATAATGATTATATAGGATATATAAATATATATAATATTGAAAATAAAAATAATGAGGATATTAAAAATCTTGATATATCACTTTATAATAATGCTGAAAAACGATGGATAGAATCGCTGACAATAACAGAACAGAAAGAGTTTGCCAAATATCGCAATAGTAAAATTACTGTAATACCTGAAAATATGGAATTAGAAGAGATGCCTTGGGGTATTATAGAGCCGCAATTTATCAAGAAGGACAATATAATTAAAAATACCTTTAAGATATTTTCTACAGATGCTGTGGTTGGCAAAGGGAAAAAAATAGGTCGCGTATGTACATTCTATAATAAGGCAGAACACAATAATTTTATTAAACAAATAGAAAAAGATAATGTATCTAAAAGAAACTTTAAGGATATTAAAGAAATGTTATGTAAGCATATAGCTCACAAATTGATGGAAAATAAGAAGCTGGTTTTATTCCCTCCGTTCAAATAGACATAATTTCAATCATATTTCAATTACTCCATTATTTTTATTATAAATAATATTTTTATCATTATATATTACGCATTTATCAAACAAGAATGATATAAATAATACTGTTGATTTATTGAATCTGTCATTAGCAATTCCTGACATTATTTCGGCGCTCTTAGTGATACCAAAAACTTTATTGAACTCTTTTGTAGATATAAATTTAATTATTTTATCTCTTACATCATCGCGATATGTATCATATGTCAGAGATTCTTCCAAAATTATTTTCATAGGACTATTCTTATCCTTATTTCCCTTTTTTTGTGTACCCGCTTTAGTCGCTTTATTTACAATAGGAAGGGGCTTAGCATCAGCTACTCTTGGGATATCTTGTATAGCTACGGGTGGTGTAGGAGAATTAACAAGAATAGCAGGTAATCTATTTGCAGGAACAGGAATTACATTTAGAACTTTGGGGATATTTGCAGGCGCGGGTGCGGGAGTAGGCTTAGGTGCTTTGATGGGCGCAAGGACTGGAACAGGAACATACGAGGTCTCTTTAGAGGTCTCTTTAGAGGTCTCTTTAGAGGTCTCTTTAGAGGTCTCTTTAGAGGTCTCTTTAGAGGTCTCTTTAGAGGTCTCTTGTTTTTGGCAGATGCTTTGAGAAAATCTTTCATATATCTCGGGTTTATCATTCTTCCATATAATATCCCTGTCTTTTGATGCCGGAAGCTTATTCGTCAAAATATTAATCATTAGATAATATAGACATCTAATTTATATATCATTTTTTATGCGCTGATTTATGGTAATGCATTAAGTGATTACATATTCCTCGTATTTCAATTCATTTTCTAAGATATTTACAGGAACAACATTTTGTTTCATAAACTTTTTTTTCAGTAAATAGAACTTCATACTCGAAGAGAACTTCTGTCTTATATTATTATCTACAGTATCTTGCTCTACTATTTTGTTGTTTATATCTTCTTCTTTAACACATATTGTTTCATTGAGTAAGCTTTTCATCAATTCGTATTTAGTGATTTCATTCTGCGATTTAATACAAAATAATATATAATTGTTGAGCTTCTCTAATGTATCTTCGTTAAGCCAATTTAGATTTATAAAAACACCATTATTATTCTTGGTATAGTTCTCGCCGGTCGCTAATATTATTTTAAATAGCTCTATTATTTCAACATTAGTCAAATGACTGACACTATTCTGTATATTTTTGCATAAATCTTTTTTATTCATAATATATAAATAATATAAAAATCTATTTATATAATAAATAATCAAATAATTATCAAATAATTATCAAATAATTATCAAATAATCGAAGGGGGGGCACAATATTAATCTTCGTAATTTTCGCCATTATCAAAGTCTCCTCCTTCTGAATAATCATCATCATCTATATCTTCGTCATCTTCATCTTCGTCTAATTCTTCATCTTCTTCATCATCTTCTTCATCAATGTCATCTTCAAACTCTAAGCCGGCACCACCAGTATGTTTAGATGATTTACTTTTACTGAATTTATAATTTCCTTCTTCGTCGTCTTCTTCTTCGTCTTCATCGTTGAATATTTCAATGCCTTCACCTTCGTAGTTAGCTTCATCTACTTCTGACATATCTTCTTCGTCAATTGATAAATTACCGTCTTCTATCTCTTGAACCTGGACGATGTCGTCCTTATCCTTGATTATTTTTCCTACGATTGAAATCATATTGTCATATAGCGTGAACTTTTTGCCACACACTTTAACATTAACATGATCCCCAATTTTAATGCTATCTATATTGACCTCTGATTGTATTCCTGAAGTAATTTTAGGAATGCAAACTTCTAATATAGCCATTTCTTCGTACATCCCGATAGCTCTTAGACCCAAATTATTTTTTGCTATGATTTCGCATTTAATAATAGAATCCTGAGCCGGATTACATATCTCGGCAATACAGCTCAAATCATAAGCGATATTCCCGTTTAAATGCGATTCTTTAAAATATCCAGCGGATCTCTTAATTATCTTTATAGTATCTTTTTTAATATACCCGTGCTTACTACAGCAGTTTTCGAGCGTATGTCTAACCTTATCATAGATTATCGAGTCAAAGTTTGCGGTAATTTCCGAAGGAACGAGGATAATTGTAGTATTGAACTTGATTGGCATAAATATTTTATTAGAAGGCATTTATAAATATGTTATTAATCTATAAGAATATATCATTTTTTTATTTATATAGTAAAAATTGATATATAAAATCTATAATATCTATATTTATTAGAGAATATACATAATGGAAATATTAAAAGACGATGAAATATTTTCAATTATTGATACGCATTATTCGCTAATTCAAGATAATAACAGCGAATGTTTAATAAAGTTGAGTAATTCGAGCGAATGGGGAGAAAACGAGTTTGCAAACTTTATAAATGTTATGAAAACCGAGAAATACGAGGAGACTATTGAGAAGCAAAAGCTCCAGGTAATGACAGAAGATGTTATCCTCGAAATAAGCGATAGTAGCAATATCCTGAAATATTCCCACAACCCCAACTATATTGATTATAAAGATAAGAGCGTATCTTTGTATAAATACAAGGTGCTCGCGAAACACAAATATAACGAGTTATTTAACTCCGAGCTACAATTTAAGACTGTCGCGAAAAAACTCGTAGGTAAAGAGAATCTCCCTGATAACTGGAATGATATCAGGAAGTTTTTTAAAATAAACAAGCGGATTGTTTATACCGACAAAAAAACTAATATGCGGTTTATCGTCAATATATGTAAATGTAATAAATATGATATTGAAGAGACTGACGATAGAGACTTATATTATAAATTGGCAAATTCTAAGATTATTAAATCTTCACAGAAATACGAGTTTTTTCTTGATATAACAAATGCGTCCAAAGATATTATATTGGAAGGATTGATTAAAATGGAACAGGCGCTCTTTCTATCGCCCTACATAATCTCTAAAAAACAACAGCAAGATGTCATAGCGAATTATTCCGGGCTTGTTTCTAAAGATATTGCGACGCGCTATTATAACTATAATAATTGCGATAAGAAACCTGTTGATAAAACGAAGCCCGCATTATTAACCCCGAAGCCTGTTACGCTTGAGAAAATCAATATCTTAGAACCCGACGAATACACCGGCATTAGCATATTATCGGAATACACCGTAACCGAGAAAGCAGATGGCGAGAGATTGCTTATGTTTATAGATAATGCCGGGTATGTCTATTTAATTGATAATACATACAAAGTAATAGACACGGGGCTCCGCTCTACTAAGGAGCTCTATAACTCTTTGATTGACGGCGAATATATATCTTGCGAAAAAAGATTGGATAAATCAAATGTCGGGCTCTTTGCCGCCTTTGATATGTATTATTACGGTGGCAAAAAAATCACAAGCCTACCGCTTATAGAGGATGAGGCAAAAGAAGATAGCCGATATAAATATTTGGTCAGCAGCAGCAAATATATTAAATCGCGCGATGAAGGCAATTCAATTGATTATATTGTCAAGGAACATTTATATACTGACAGTATCTTGAAAGATTGCGATAATATATTGAAGAATGGCTCAAAATATCCCTACAGCATTGACGGCCTCATCTTTACTCCCGCTAAATTAGCGCTGTATTCTTATTATAGCAATAAGCCCGTTGAAATAACCGAGAGAGTTAAATGGGACAGGGTTTTTAAATGGAAACCGCCGGAACAGAACTCGATAGACTTCCTCGCCAAGTTCGGCAAAGTTATTACGGTGGATGGCGAGAAATACAGGGAAATGTTTCTGCACGTAGGATATAATGCCAAGCACTATGATAAATATACCATAAATAACGCTTTGCGCGAGCTGTATGATGCCGAATATAAGAAATTGAATAAAGAGCAAGATTGCAAATACTCTCTAAAATTATTTAAGCCGAATAACTATTATGCGGAGGGTATTGAGAAATCCTATATTAAGCTGAATGCTCGCGATGAAGCTCGTTGCGAAAGTGGTGAATTGATAGACGGCGACAAGATAATCGAATATAGGTATTTATTGGACGAAAATATAAAGCCATCTATGCGATGGATTCCTATGCGGTTGCGCGAAGACAAGATGCGTATCTATAATACTGGAGAGATTTCTAAAACTGCGAACGATTATTCTGTCGCTATTAATATATGGAGTTCCATACATAATCCTGTAACCGAAAGCATTATCCGTGGCAAGGCTCCTATATTAAAAATGGATTCCGCGAACGAGTTGCTGCAATCCGACGATGTCTATTATTCGCGCAAAATCAATCGCGACGGGCTATTATCTGTTAATATGCAACAGTTTCACAATATATGTATTAAAAATATGTTGTATTCCAAGCAAAAATATAGGGGCAGTTTGCTGGAATTGGCTTGTGGCGAAGGTGGAGATATGAATCGCTGGATTAACAACGATTATAGATTTGTTCTCGGGATTGATTATGTCAAACACGGCATATATAATACTGATTCGGGGGCTTATAGCCGTCTCATAGGTAAAAAAGATGACTATAATAATAAGGGCGGTGGCGGCGGACACGGTGGCAATAAGTTCAAGAAGTTTCCCTTGCAATTCCCCGATATCGTATATGCTGCTGGAGATTGTAGCAAGCCTATAATGAACGGGGAGTGTTCGCTATCAATAGATGACGAGGAGAGCGCGAATATCATACAGCTGGTATTAAATAAGCGCAGTGGCAATATTCCAGCGCATTATAAAAATGTTGCTGGAAGGGGTGCTAATGGATTTGATGTATGCGCATGTATGTTTGCAATTCATTATTTCTTTGAGAATGAGGAAAAAATAAATACATTCTTAAATAATGTGAGTTCTATGTTAAAGGTTGGCGGAACCTTCATATGTACTTTTATGGATGGCAAAAGTGTCGTAGGTGCTATAAATGCAAACGGCGGGGATATGGTAGAGGGACGCAAAAAACTCAATAAGCGCACAGAAGATAAGGGCGTTCCCTTGTGGGCTATTATTAGAAGGTATGAGTCGGGTGACGGCGAAAGAGATTTCAATAAGAAGGTTGATGTGTATATAGAGGCCACTAAAAAGTTTATCCCTGAGTTTATTGTAGATTTTGATGTACTTATTAGAAAATGCAAGGAATACAATATAGAATTGGTAGAAAGCGAGCTATTCTCACAAACCTTTAATAAAATCAAGGCGAGATATACGGATCCCAATGTTAGAAAGAATAACATATACAATATAATAAGCGACTTAGACAAGGAGGAAGAGCTCAAACAATTCAGCTTCTTCAATCGCTGGTGTATATTCAAGAAGGTTTAAGATATATCTGTTAGTCGTTTTGCTTTACATACCAGTGCTAATTAATAAATGTTGAAATCCTTTCTCCTTTGCTAATTGTAAAGGAAACATTTTTTCTGGATTTTTTTGTAAATCTTTTCTTAATCCTATTTTTATAGTTCTTCTGTTGTACTGTTGATAATGAAAATCATAAATGTTTATAAATATTTTTTTTTTAAATAATTTCCTTGCTTTTGTAAGTGATGTTTGCGGTTCTTCGTTAAAAATCTCAAGATAGTGATTCATTAAAGATAAATTATGATACATATTTGCTATATTATTTGCTATCTCTTCTCTTTCTTCTATTATATCTTCTATTATATCACCTATACTATCGTCATTAATAATTTCAATCATATGAATAATTTCGTCATATTCGTATCTATTTAATGTTCTAATAATTTTCTTGTATTTAACTCTTTTATTACGACATTGATTTTTAAGAGACGCTATAAGTTCATCATATGTCGATGACATTTACCTATGTATGACATTATATACCTTTTTTTTATATAACAAAGTTTTTATAAGTTTATAGAGACAGGGCTTGCTTATTTGAGATGCAAAAAAGATACCAAGCTTTTCTAAAAATTGGAAATTATAATTTGAGTACATCTTTCTGTTTTTTCAAAAGTTTTAAAAGTTTTTTAGAAATTACAAAATAAATCGAGAGATGTACTCAAATTATAAATTGTAAAAATATAAATATCTTGGTTTATCTCGGATAGTATATAATTGTTCTATTATTTATATTTATTCTAAAAATTGACTATGTTGCAAGTAATTATATATTATAGAAAGCCCACAGCAAGCCTATCGCAAGCCTATCGCAAGCCTATCGCAAGCCTATCGCAAGCCTATCGCAAGCCTACAGCAAGCCCACAGCCGAAAGCCAAAAAGTCATACAAGTAATGACCAGCAATAATACTGCTGAGTATAGCATCATTCAAAAGAAGGAAATATACAAGGAGGTCTATGATAATATCGCAGTGTATATTGAGTGGTTGAATGAGATTAAAAGGGATGGTGTTGATAACGAGGGGCGAGTCAGAAACCCTATGTGCGAAGGAGGACTTATTTATACCAATCAGGATGGACTGTATTCGGTTCTTTGGAATGCTTGTGTCGCTGCTATCCAAGGAAGTTATAATTTCACCAATATTCCTCGCCCGACTGAGGTATATTATGATAATAAACTGTTTAATTATTTGCAAAATCTAAAAGCTATTTATAGACAGAGTAATGGACTCCCTTTTGTATAGAGAGGAGGATGATGATGAGGAGGAGGAGGACAATTTATATTATATATTTTTTATTTTTGTTAATAATATCCGGTATCTCAAGAATCTGCTCTGATAATTACAGTATCTTTGTAATAATTGAGAGGCCTCTTCGGATACCTCCTTATTCGTATATAAAGCGTTATTTATTTTTATGTGTATAATTAAGATGATATTATTTTATAGTATAGGATGTAATCACAGTAAAATGTTATTGGATAATGTCAGTAGATATGATAAGGATAAAAAGATAAAGCTGGTACCTATTGACGAATTGAAGAAACAAAATATAAATATAGAGACAAAGATACATACTGTTCCGGCTTTTATGATATTGCCAAGTAAAGAAATATTATTCGGGAAAGATGTATTTGATTACCTATTATTACCTGGACGAGGTATATTGTGTAGTAGTCAAAGTACTCGATTGGATAAAAATATAACTGATAATAATGCTAAAATAGACAGCGCTATAAAACCTATGGAAATAGTTATAGGTGAAAATGTTCCCCTATCCTTCTCTTTGAATAGCTCTAAAATATCAGATAATTTCTCTACAATTGAAGAAACAGACGGTATATGTAATGATAAAAATTACAACTGGGATTTTATAAATAATGATAAAAATATCAGCGACGGCATATCAAATATTAATATTAATTTTGATGAGAACAAGAAGTCCGGAATGCCAACCGTAGAGCAACTTATGAAGGAGCGGGACAACTTGAAATTGTAATGAAATATGTAATGAAATATATATAAGGAATATTAAATATATTTTATTATAGAGATAATGTCAAACCAATATGTATTTAACCAATATTATATTGATTTTATTAAAAGATTAAAGCAGGCCGCCAAAAAAATGAAGGAAGATAATAGCGATGATAACGAGGGTGATAGCGAGGTGAGCGAGGATAATTATTTATTTGCCAAGACTATAATTAAAACTATCAAAGCCAACTATACTACATTTGACAAATCCTCTGATGAATATATTAAATATATCAATACACTTCCCGAAACCTTCTGGACATCTTATGCGGATGCTGAGGAGAGCAAGATAGACGAATGGTTTGATTTGGAGGAAGTCGGTGGCGTGGAGATTTTTACTAATATCAGCGTTAAACAAATACAGCGATTAATTAATGACAACTTTCTTTGCCATCACTTCCTAACTGTATTTTATTTGTTTAAGAATGATTTGAGCGACGAGGAGGTTAAGAAATACATCAAGATATTTCAGGAATCCAGTGAAGAGCTGCTGAATGAAATAGAGAATGAGGGCAACAAAAAGATGATTGCTCGTCTCAACTCTTTAAAAACCAAGAATATCAAGGATAAAACCAATCTAAATATGGCGGGTATGGAAGATACTATGCTGGGCAAATTGGCGAAAGAGATATTGGAAGATGTAGATATTGACAAATTGCAAAAATCTATCGGCGACAACGGGGATATTCTGAAGGCTATTGGCGACCCTAACAGCGGATTCGGCGATTTAATATCAAATGTCAGTCGAAAAATGGCAACTAAAATATCTAATGGCGAATTGAAACAAGAGAATCTATTGCAAGATGCTATGAAGTTTGCTTCTATTATGCCTGGTATGTTTGGAAATCAAAATGGCGGTCCTGGCGGTCCTTCGGGTATGCCGGGCGCTGCGGGAGCGGGCGGAAGTGGTCCTGATATGGCATCTATGATGAAAATGATGGGGGCTATGATGAATAACAAGGAGGGTATGGAGGCATTCGGGAATATGATGAATCCTAAGGGAAAAAAGAAGGATACGCGAACAACTTTTAATAAGAATGCTTATAGAAAATCAATGGCGATTAATAGATTGAAAACTAAACTTGATAGAAAACAGAAAGATGGGGAATAAAAATAATATAGATATTAGTATTAGAATAAGAATAATAATAATTAATAATGTTTTGGATAGATAATTTGAACGAATTATTTAACCCCGTGTTATATCCAAATATAAATATGACAATTGAAGAAAAGATAAATGCCATAATCAGGCTTATATTATTCATAGGTATTATAGCTACATTAATATTCAACGATTCGCGATATATATTATTTATATTGATTATAATGCTTATTTCTATATTAATATATAATTACCAGATGGAAAAGAACAGAAAGATAGAGAAATATCTGAATGATAATGATTTGGATATTATTAATAATGAAAAATGCGTAAAGCCGACGCAAGAGAATCCCTTTATGAACCCGAGTTTAATAGGGAACAATAATAAATATGATTCGTGCTCTATTGAAAACGAGCATATTAAGGATAACATAGATTATTTTTTCAATAAGAATGTATTCAGAGAAACAGATGATATCTATGATAAATCTCTGCTGGATAGACAGTTTTATACAGTTCCTTCAACATCTATACCGAATAACCGCGAAAAATTAGCAAGCTGGCTTTATGAAAGGGGTCCCTCGTGTAAGGAGAATAACGGAGAACAATGCTATGATAACCTTTATAACAATATAAAGAATACCGCGCATTTCTAACATACAAATGTATTACTTATTTTTACAGATATTATAATTTCGGGAGAACGGAGATATGCCAAGATATATAATAATTAAATAATATAATAATGATATATAATGATAAAGAAAACTACTATTAAGTTTGATATTGAGGTTAATGAGGATAATACGGCATCAAAGGAGATAGAATATAAGAATTATTCTAAAAACAGCGATAATGAGGAGAACTTGCTGACCTATAAAAATATAATAAAGTACGATGCTGACGGTAATAAATGCGAGAATAAGGAGACATTTAATAAGATTATAAAAACCGAGGAAAATGTCGATGAAATGGTGGGAAATAGTGCGAATAATAATGATTGGAAAATATTAGAGTATAAGAACCACATATTGGAGAAGGATTATAGCAAGATTTATGATAATATTAAATTAGATATAAATTATGATATTATAAAAAATTGCGAAGATAAGAAATACATAGTAGATAAATAAATAATTTATTTATTAGTAAAATATAGATAATGGAAAATAATATGTTTGATACTAATACAAATATATGCTCGGATGATTGTTGGAAAAATGCCAAAGAAGTCAATAACAGCAAAATAGAGGGCTACAATATATATCCTACGAATCTCGTTGCTTGCGAGAGTCCCTTCGTAAGAATGACAGAAATGTATTTAAATCACCCGAACTTGCGAGGCCGTCCCGGATACGGCTTGGCCGACGATTGCCTAATAGATAAATATTCGGCACTAAGAAATGACCCCACTTCTATGACACAGGATAGATGCAGAATACAATTGAATAACCGAATATTTACTTCGGGTCCCAACCTGAGATGCGGTAAAACCGATATAGGCGGAGAGCTGGAATTAATAGAAGGGCGCGACACTAATAATGTAAGATGCAAGAAACAGATTATGGAGGAAGAGATGAATAATTTTATGCCACTTTTAGATTGCGTCAAAGATATCCAAAGGCCCGAAAATATTGTCCCAGTATGGACTAATGGCGGCGAGGATACTCGCTCATATATTCACCGAACCGAATTTAATAAGAATTGTAATTGGATAGGAAGAAATAAAAACTTTTCTATATAATATAGGAGAGTATATGAGTTTTAATAGAACGACTTATGATAATTGTTCATATAAACAAGAATTACAGGGTAATGTAAGTACCTTAAGCTATTTATTATCGCCGTACAGATACGAGCACGAAAACAAATGCCGTCATCAATTAGGTTTTGTCGGCGGAACTGTGGTTTCACACATACAAGGCAATCTCGTTGATTTAGACAGTGAGCTAAGAGGGCAGACGAGAATAATATCAAAATGCGGGACAAATCAATATGTGCCGACCGAAGATGGTATTATAAAGAATGATAAGACGCAACCCATAGATACTACGATGCTTCATTTACCGGCTTGCCAATCTATAATGTACAGAGAAGTACCTATGCCACCAAAAATAAATTACGATAAATGCCAATAAGCAGTATGTCGCTAAGCTTCGCTTAGCTTTGCTTATCAAAGGCCTCTACATTATTTTTATATAAATTATCGGCAATAATCGCTTACCGCTCCGCGAGGCCTAGCATAAATTACCTAAATAATTTACGAAAAAGTACCAGATTAAATATATGGGCCCCAGAAGGAATGCCAGGAAGGCAAATAATACTCGCAATACTATATTTTTAACAGCGCCACCCCAAGTACATTTAAAAGACAAATATGCCGCTGATGCTGATATGATAAATGTAAGTATATAGAGGACGGCTACGAAAATCTTATCAATTAGCTCCCATTTATAATAATAATCTGCCTTATATCCCCATAAAATGAGGTAAAGCTTCTCTATTGTAGTATAAGTGAAATCTTCCTCGGTGTAGCTGTTGAGATTCGCTGGTATAGCAAAGGGTATATTAGAAAAGTTTTCCTTTTTTAATAAAAAAAAGGGGGCTAATAAAAATATTAACATATCTATTTATTTATGTATAAAATAATATATTATTTTATTAGATATGAACCAATATATAGATACAAGGTTGAATTATGATAGTTGTAGTTATAAAGAGAAGTTAAGAAGAACCGTAGGACCCGGCTTATATCAATTAGATTCGCCCGCTAATGATTGTATAGAGTGTTATCAGGATGTACCGGCGGATCCCTCGCTAAGATACCAATCCTACGGCCATAACACTTGTAGTATGAAAAAAGCCGTTGATGATTCAAGTGAATTGCTCGGTTTAAATTACAAGAATACCAAATGCAACGATCAAGAATATATGCCAGGAAAATATGTTAAAACCGGTTGCGAAATCACGGGCAAGACTGAACCCCGCGAATGTATGGTACCCCGCGAAGATACTCGCTTATCTAATCCTCCCTGTACGCTCAAAGAAACGGGTATTAACAGATGGGAATGGATATGCTATGACCCGCAAGATAAAGCGATTGAAGATTTTGATAGAATCCCTGTAAATTATAGAATGGTAGCTAAGGATAACCACGTCCCGTGCATTGAAAAACCGATGGATCAATCGGTGTTCTTCCCCAATAGCCAGCAAAATAACGATAATCTTGATTCGTGGAAAAATAATAACAAAATGAATAAATTATACAGCCCTGGATATCCCGAAGGCTCTATGTATCCCGGAGTATCCTGCAATAGATAGAATGCCAGAATGCCAGAATGCCAGAATGCCAGAGATAGATAGCTATATATTTTTTTGTATTTTTTATCCTTCATTCATTAGAGATAAAGAATGGATTTACATTTAGATATACCATCAATGAACAATATATATGATTCCAGATATTTTGATAAAGTTAAAGCTGATGAACAAAATAGAAGTAATAAATTATATGAATATTCTAAGAAACCTTACGAGACAGGTGTTGTATCTAAAACTGCAGGATCATCTATGTTTAACAGAAAATTTTATTCAGAAATAAATGATAATAACGGCAACGGTAGCGACAGTAGCAGTGGCGGTAACGGCGGACTTAATGATAATAATTATACATATTCGCTAACAGGCGAAAAGGTTCCGTTATCATCGTTTTCTCATAATAATATGACACCTTTCTTGAAGAAAAATGTAACTCAAAATACTAATATCGATAATATGTCTATGTTAGATAATTTAACAGGGAATAATTCGTTAAAGAAGGGCAAACAGGAGATTCAATGTATGTTTAAGCCACAAATGAACTCCGGGGGAAATATATGCGGTATGAAAAATAATGATGATTTTTTTAAATCAAGAATAGATTTATCCGAAGTAGCTAATAATTTTTTTCCGATAGAGAAGATTCGTGTAGGCCCAGGTTTAAATCAGGGTTTTGGCAGCGAAAGTTCCGGAGGTTTTCATCAAGCCGATACTTTGGACTATGCCAAGCCTCGCACATTAGAAGAGCTCAGAAGTAAAATCAATCAAAAGGATACATATTTTGAAATACCCGTCAAAGGGCATATTAAAGGACCCGATAGAAGAGGCGAAATAGCCCCTATGGCTAAGCGAAGACCGGACACCGTTTTTGAACAAACCGAAGATATGTGGATTAAAACAACTGGGGCAAATACTAAGGACACACTGAGACCGGCGCAAAATATTCGCCCTACAGTTCGCCAAGAATCCCATATAGAATATAAAGGTAATATTGCCAAGAATGATTTAAATCAAGGTATCAAAGATGATTATGGTAAAAGCAAGATAATATTGTATAATAACGAGAGAGAAACCACAGAAAATAAAACAGTAGTTACGAATGTCACAAGTATTATAAAAGCCATCGTATCGCCTATTATGGATGCCTTGAAATATACTAATAAGGAATATACCGTAGAGGCTGTGAGAGGTGTAGGGAATCCCAGTATCCAAATACCTTCAAAAGCTACGCTATATGACCCCGTTAATCATATTATGAAAACGACCGTTAAGGAGACCACTATACACGACAACGAAGCCGGCAATTTATCAGGAAACAAAGAAACTTATTCGGCGCTTACTGATACCACTAAAACGACTGTAAAAGAGACTACGCTTCACGACAATGAAGCAGGCAATTTATCAGGCAACAAAGAAACTTATTCGGCGCTTACTGATACCGCTAAAACAACTGTAAAGGAAACGACGATTCACGACAATGAAACTGGCAATTTAACGGGAAATAAGGAAACTTATTCAGCTGCAACAGATTTGGCAAAAACTACTATTAAAGAAACGCTAATACACGATACTGTACTAACAAATGTAAAAAGTAATGAAGCTGCATATTTTAAGAATAGCGATGATGCCAAGAAAACTCTAAGACAAACACTACCAACCCAAGATACTGTTAGAAATATTGGGGGCGTTGTATATAAGGTGACATTATATGACCCTGATATAGTAGCTAAGACTACTACTAAAGAAACGACAATTGTGGGCAAATCAGAATACGGGTTTATCGGCGGTATGTTAGAAGGACTCTTCGGTGGCTATATGAATAAGAATGTTGATATGAAAAATACGCAAAAACAATTTACATCCGATGTAAGCGAATATGGTATCGCCGGCTCTATTAATGAGCACAGACAGCCCGACAGAACAGCTGATGAAAATGCCGAGATTGATGGAACGCGCGAGGCTATTCTGATGGCAGCCGGACATACGCCAAATCCCGGAAATGTAAATATAGGAATAGATTCGGGAGACATAGAAATGTATAGTAAAAAACCGGTAGAGAACAGTTTTGCGGCAAGAGAGAAAGGCAATGTCGGTATGATATATCAATCAACGCCTACACTCGATAATTGCGGTATAACTAAAATGCCGAATAAATCTAATGCCTATTCTAACAGACTTGATGCTGATTTATTGGAAGCCGTTAATAACAACGACCTAATGAGAACGCAAAAAATAAATCCAATCGTTAATGGATGCCGGATATAAGGATTATAACACTTGTTCTAAAATAGATTAAAAAATAAAAAAATGACTCTAATACTAATATAAATATTAAGATGTCTCAACAGGAATACAATATAACTATCGAAGAGATTGAGATTGTAGCAAAATCTATTGATGTTAAAAAGGCTGATTGTGATGGTCGTATTGATAGTGCAATTAAAGAAACACCATTCTTGAATGAAATGAAAAGGATTCTATTGAAGAAACATCCAGAATGGGATATAGTAATATCTCCCTCTCGTGCCTCTTGTGATATAATGGTTAATTCAATCCGAATTAATTTGAAACTTACTGATTGCAAGTCTTCGGACAATTGCGTTAATAAACCTTCTATATATTACAGCATTACAGGACTTACAACTTATCCATATTCTTCTAATTGGAATGAATTCCTTGATAGGCTTTTGGAAGCAAAAACAGCAAACCAGATTAAAAAACATAGGTATAAGCCTACAGAATATCATTACCTCGTTAAGAATAAACTTACTGGCGATGTCTTATTAAAATCCATATTTGATATTCATAACTATGTAAGTAATGCGAGTAATGACTTGCAGATTAACTGGAAAAATGAATTTGCACATTCTGAATATCATACAGAAGATGTGGATTATCGGGGCAAGGTTGAATCTCTATTAGTCTGTATCCAGAAATCTGTAAAGGAAATGATTGAAAGAACCAGAAGATTTGCCGAAGCAGATATGAGTTCGCTCCTTATTTAGGATTAGGAATAATAGCTGTACTGATTTGCTTATGACCTATCTTGAATCTTCCAGAATACATATAATCTTTTTGAAAGTCTGGGGTGTTGATATATTGAATGATTTTTTTCATTTCGCTTTCAGTCATATTTGTTTTTGGAACAAGGCATAATAGAGACCCTCCAAAATATTGAACGGCTCCTATAAAAGCTACCTCTTTATTACGAGTCATATTTTTAATATAAATGCACGGCTCCCCCCAATACTTTATGATACTTGAAAAATTTCTTGGAGCTCCCCATTTAAACCAGTCGCTTTCTGAGAACTTCTTAATCTTTCGTTCCAATAACTCTGTTTTATGTGCTTGAAGATGTGAATCAATCTGAGTATTTTTCGTAGGAAATGTTTCTGTAAAAATATATTTATCAACTCTATCTTTATCATTCAAAATATCAATATTACCGAATGGAACACGATAAATTTCATCTCGCCCAGATACGAGTCCTACATATACATTAAAGCGCGTATCAATGGAAGAACCCGATACTTCAGTATCACTAAAGGTTATAATACCCTTATTTATATTACAGAATACCTCTTTACCATTTACATTTGTTTTTTTATTCATATAGCCCTTTTCATACCGAAATACTACAACATCAATACTCGCATTTTCAAAGAGTTTTTCGTTATGAGGAAACAAGAAATCTGTGAAACTCCCGTTTTTAGCCATTTTATCTATTATAGAAGAAGCACTCGTTAGTTTGATAAAGTCAGAAGGCACAATAAATATCAGTTCGCCATCATCTTCTAAGTATTCATAACATTGTTCAATAAATTTGATATAAAGATTGCCTGTTTTTTGCTTTACATAGGGCGGATTACCTATAATAGTCTTGAATTTGCTTGTTATTGTCTGGTGCGTAAAGTCGGCATAAACAAGGGTTTGATACTTGTTAAATGTAATAATTGGTTTTACTTTTGCGTCAATTTCATAACACATCATAGGATAGTTCTCGTCATATTCTTTGAACTTCTTCAACAAATGACCTGCTCCAAACGAGGGTTCAAGAAGAAGACTTGATTTATACTTTACCTTATCAAATACAAAATTTTGCAACTCAATTGAGATAGTAAAGTATTGTCCCAAATCCTTTTTGTGCTTTATTTGATTAACTTTTACAGGCATAGTTAGCAATTCTCTTTGCGCTGGAGCTTGCGCTGGAGCTTGCGCTGGAGCTTGCGCTGGAGCTTGCGCTGGAGCTGGAGTATTAATTTTAGTCAAAGCATATGTTTTCAAAATAACATCAGACACTTTCTGTTCTATGATTTCTTTAATACTTGATATATCGTTTTGTTCGCTCATAATACTACTGTAATATCTTTTACTATATTAAACTTATAATAATTAAAATCAATTTTTCATTTAAAAAGTAAGTATTATTATTAATAAAACTAGCAACATAATACTAAATATGAGGACGAACTTGATTACATTTGGGAGCCACGGGAGTTATATTGATGCTGTCAATAGGTTAGTAAGACAGGCTGGTGCTCTGAATATATTTACAGAAGTCAAAGGATATACTGCGGAATACTTACAAGACGATGAATATTTTTTTAATAAACACGTTGGCTTTATTAATAACAATAGGCGCGGTTTCGGATATTGGATATGGAAGCCGTATATAATTAAACAGTGGATGGATAAAATGGAAGATGGCGATGTGCTATTTTATATAGATGTTGGCTGTGAATTGGGTATAGAAAACAGGGATAAATTAATTGAATGTATAGAGCTTGTTAAAACTGTTAAAACAAATAAAATAATGGCTACGCATTCCGTGGGACAGATAGAGATTAAATGGTGTAAAAAGGATTTGATTGAGAAGCTCGGGATGGATAATGAAGACTTTTTGAATAGCACGCAAATACAATCGGGCATTATATTGTTATTGGTATGTCCGGAAACGCGCAAATTAGTTAATGAATGGTATGATATTTCTTGCGATTATCATAATATAGACGATTCTCCATCTGTCTCAAAGAATTACGATAGTTTCGTAGAGCACCGACACGATCAATCGGTATTTAGTATGTTGGCTAAAAAATATAAATTAATTAGTGATAATATGCTACTTGAAGATGTCGTATATATATTTAGAAATAGAGGAGGCATATCAAGGCTGAAAGAATGGATATCTATATATGGAACTTCGGCAAAAAAAAGTATGTTAATCCAATTCTAATCCGGCAGCCCACGCCGTAAAACAGATATAAGAATTATTATTAGTATTATTTTATATAATATGGGAGCAATTCCTCCCACACACATACAGCTATCGCAAGTAGAATACATGAGTGCAAGCGAGGCGCGGTGCGTTATGGTGGGCGAAGGTGAGGTCAATGCCCCTCGTGTCTGCATGTTTGCGTCCTACGAGTCGCAGCCAATGGTTTCGCACGAGGTGATTACTTACTGCCGCGCGCTCGCGCCGTTTTTTGACCGCGTGGTGCTTTTGACGAACGAGGACAGAGGCCCCATCATCAACGCAACCGAGATCCCTGTTGCAGCCGTCGTGCAGGTGCCCAACGCCTGGTATGACATGGGCATGCACTGGCGCGTACTCAAGAATGCGCCGTTAGACAGTGTGAAACGACTGGCCTTGGTGAACGATAGCTGTCTGCTCGTACGTCCGCTTGACGAGCTGTTTGCCGCAACCAAGCCGTCGCCGTTCTGGGGCGTCGCCGATTCGTTCGAGATTGCGCACCACCTACAGTACTTCTTTATCGTGTTTGAAGCGGAAGCTATTGCTACCCTGCGTCGGTTCGTGGACGCTTCCGATTTCAATGCATATGGGCCAAATGTTGACGTCCGTGCCATCGCTTGTCGTGATTTCGAGGTTGGCTTGAGCGTGTTCATGGAGGCTAACGGCATCGCGCTACACGGTGTTTACTCGCCCGCCAGCATGCTCGCCACGCCTGCAGTGCGGGACGTGCAACCGGACGCCTCCAGTCTGGCAATTCAATGCATCAACCCTTCAATGATGTTATGGGACCGCATGCTCGTAGCGGGATGTCCCATTGTCAAAAAGAAGCGCTACACCAGCCGTCACGGAGCGGCCAGCGACGAGGAGTGGGTAGGCAGGCTAAAACATAACATACATGTATGATACACGCGGTTCCCTGTACGCTCTCAAGGATGCCGCTATCGTAGCTTAATCACATCTTTGCGGATTATATATATATCAGTTGAAAAGAGATATAAGAATTAGACATATTATATATAATATGGGAGCAATTCCTCCCATATACAATTGCGCTCTCGTAGCTTAATCGGTTAAAGCGTTGGTCTTATGAGCCAAAGATTGGGAGTTCAAGTCTCCCCGAGAGCACCCTTATTTTTATTGATTATTATAACTTCGTAAAAGGGTTATAATAACATTTTAATTATTGTAGTATATATATAATAGTTTAATATGATAAATTATATAGTTATAACAGATATAGGAAGAGATACAGATGATACATTAGCCTTGATAATATTATTATATTTACATAAAAAAAATAATATTAATTTATCGTGTATTGCTGTATCGGGTGCTAAATTAGAATTAAGGGCTAATAGTGTTTATTATTGGTTATATAAATTCAATATAACAGATATATCTGTTGTTTTAGCATTAAATGAAGAGTTTTCTTTTAAGCCTATAGATATAGATGAAAAAACAAATGAAATTATTAAAGATGTAGATAGTAATATTTGTATTCTTCCATATAACGATGATAAAACAGGCAATAATATTAATATATTTATTAGAAATATAAAAACATATAATAATCTATATGAGTATTTTGCTGAAAATCCACAAAATATAGATATTATAGCTATAGCACCTATACGACCATTATATACTGCTTTAAATAAAAATTCAAAATTAATAAATAAAATAGACAATATTTATTTTCAGGGAAATGCGTACTATTATAAAAAATCGTTGATACCAGATATTAGAGCAGACGGAAGAGGTTCTTATAATTTTGGGAATGGTTTTCCAAATAAAGAAGAAATTATGAAGGAGACAAAGTATGTAATAGATTTATTTAATAAATCGCGAAAAAATAAAGATAATAAGTTATATTTTTTAGGAAAAAACACAGCATATTTAGTAGAATTGACAGAAAAAGATTTATATAAGATTGATAAACAAATAGCTGAATTAACTATTAAAAAAACTTTATTATTTGCCAAAAGTTTACCGGACGTTTTTAATTTAGTTTTCAAAAATAATATAGACAATAAAAAAAAGGGTATTATTATTAATAAAAATTCAAAAATAATTTCTAATTTAATAAATGATATAGAATCTCCTCTTAATAGATATATAGATAATATAAAAAATCGCTTAAAAAATGTTAAAGATACAAGTAAATTAGAATATTTAAATAATGAATTACTAAACAAAAATACGCATATTAAGAATATTATAAATAATACAGAGGGGTCTATTGATAGTTCGTATAAATTATTTATAGAATTTATTATAGATACAAAAGATATACAAAATAATTATACAAAGGATTTTCTATTAACTATAAATAAAATTACAAATCCATATGATCTTGTATTAAGTTATCTTGTGATATTTAAAAATTTTTTTGATTTTACTAAATCATCCTTTTTAACACAAGCCGACAAACCTTATAATAATACCAGACACATACAATTTAATGAAAAAAACGAAGCTATATTTAATAAAATAAAGGTTAAAAAACATATGATAACTATATTAAGAAAATCATTAAAACTAATAGTATAAATATATAGATTATTTATATTATATCCCGTACATATTAGGCTTATAAATTTTCCTAAAATATCAAGGAAAAAATAAAAAATGATAAATTTTTTTATTTTTATATACAATCTCTTAATGACTGCATTCGAAGCCGTTGAACAGAAACTTTTCTTTCAGATAGATACTATAGCAGAGAGAAATTTTGATAGTATTGTCAAGCAAACAAGGAATATCATCGCCAATAAATTAGATATAGACCCTAAAAACAGAATTAGACTTGAAGTTTATGATAATCAAGTTAAAATGTGTAAGTTAGAAAGACTTATATTTACGACCTTTAATAGCAAAAATAAGAACAGACTGATTTTGACAAAATTGAAGGATAAATATACAGAATTATCAAGGAGTATGCTTGAAATTTATGAGAAAGCAGTTAAAAATGAAAAAATAACAGAAAATGAGTATATATTATATGCTCGCCAATTAAAAGATGGGCATACATCATTTGGTAAGATTTGCGAAATCGGCGTGAAATTTTGTAAAACCTAAATTATTAGATTGCATATCAGTTGGATCCGTTGAAAACAGATATAAGAATTAGACATATTATATATAATATGGGAGCAATTACTCTCATATACAATTGCGCTCTCGTAGCTTAATCGGTTAAAGCGTTGGTCTTATGAGCCAAAGATTGGGAGTTCAAGTCTCCCCGAGAGCACCTTTATTTTTATTACTTATTATAACTGCTTAAAAAAGTTATAATAGATTACATAAATCTCATATAAATATATTTTGAAATATAAATATAAATGAACAAAATTGCCTTTATATTTTTGATATATAATGTTATAAATCACGAAGAATTATGGCATATGTTTTTTAGCAATATAGATAAGAGCAAGTACAGCATATATATACATTATAAATACGATGAGCGCTTAGAGTATTTAGAAGAGTTCAAGGTAGCCAAAAATATACCTACTAAATACGCCGATATTTCAATTGTAAAGGCGCAAAATTATATGTTATCTGAGGCATTAAAGGATAAAAATAATACGCATTTTATATTCTTATCAGGCTCTTGCATTCCCTTAAAACCATTTGAATATATCTATGATAAGATAGAAGAGCCCTTTTCTTATTTTCACATTGCTAAACCCGAGGAATGTCTCCCCGATTGTATAGCGGCACTAACATATATAGATATGAAATATTTGAATAAGGCTTCGCAATGGTGTATATTGAATAGAAAACATAGCGAATTGCTCGTAAATAACACGGAATATTTGCTGTGGTTTAAGAGTGCTTACGCTGCCGATGAATTATGCTATATAACCTATCTATCCTATACATATGGCGATAAACTCGGCGAAGAGATTAAAGTGACTTCGTATAATTCGCCTCCCGAAATTGCTACGACATTTGCAAATTGGGAAGGAATGGATTATAAATATGCAACAGATAGAGAATTAAAAAATTATATACATATAACACAGGCCGAATTGCTTCATTTATTAAAAAGCCCTTGTTTTTTCGGACGCAAGTTTAAGCCCATAGCGGCTCAATCAATTAACAAGGATTTTTATTTAGATTATGTAGTCAAAAATATCAAAAGTAAGATTTTCTATTAAGCCATACTATCATCTTCCCCGTAATCTTCATATTTTCTCTTTCGACCAATTGAAAGCGGGATGTAATTTCTATAAAATAGCAGATATTTTTCCGGAATGTCCCTAATATTATTATACCTATTGACAATAATTTCGCCAGCTCTTTGATATAGCGTATTCCTATTCTCGCTATTCATAGTATGATTATGTTAATATGTTAATATTCTATATATCTTGTGATATAATCAATTTTTATTTTTAATCAAAAAAAAATAAAAAATACATAATATATATCTAACTTATCCTAACTATCCTCTGGCAATATCTATATTAGACCAGGTTTTTTTCTAATTTTTTCATAATGATTTTAGCATCACTCATTAGCTCTTCCGTGCAATCCTCCTCGCTAAACTCAAGATACCTGCGATGACACGACGCGCAGATTCGCAAATTGTTAAGAATGAGCGTCTGCGTATTATTGATAGGATAGCAGAATCGTGCATATTTGCCACCCGAATATGGCTTGAAATAATGCATTTCTTCTACGCGATTATTGTCAATATTCTGCGTCGTATAGACGGAAGAAGGCTCTGGTTCCTCCATAGTGTTATTACAGGGCCCGGGACAAATCCTAACATTTGAAAGGTCAATCGATATAATATCGCCATCATATTCAAAGATTTTCTTTACGGAACCAGTGGCAGTAGCTGTGGCTGCGTTAGCTGCGTTAGCTGTTGTGGTCATTATTCTCTTGCTGTTGGCTTTCCGGCTGGCTTGCTTTCTGGCTTGACTGGCTTGACTGGCTTGACGGGCTTGACTGGCTTGTTGCTGGCTTGACTGGCTTGTTGCTGGCTCTCAATCTATTTGGTGGGCAATTAATATATTATATGTCTCATCAATTTTTTATAGAATCCGTGTGTTTTTAGAACATATTTTTCAAGGCTCTGTAAATATAAAAAATGACAGGGACTGCTACCGATATTATAATATCAATAATGTCTTTGACTAATAAAGGAACTGGAGCTGGAGGTGCAAATACTAATATTACTGGAAAAAAGTTTGAAGATAAGACGGATAATCTTAGTGTTTTATTGTTAGACGGCTATGTAAAAAAAGACTATTATTTATACAAGTCATTTGATGATAAGACAATAACATATGTATCACAAAGAGGGCTGAAAAAATATATGAATACGAAGTATAATATTGATATATTTAGAAATCCTGATGAAGCTTATATTATTGACTATAAAAATGGCAAGAAAGTTATAAAAATATTAGAGAAAAAGAATCAACGCGGCGAAGGTTCTGTAGAGACTAAATTGTGGGCGGGTCCTTCGTTAAAGCGCGAATACGAAATCGTTTTAGGTAATAATTTTGAAGTGCAGTATTCTTATACCGTAAATGATTTTCTTAAACAATGCATATTATCTAATAAAAAAAAATATGAGATACTTAATATAATATTGCAGGAGAATGATATCTCTGTGTTTTTTGGAGACGACGAAGATTATTTTGAATTACTAAATAAATGGGTAACTGCCTAAGTATGCCAGATGATACCCTATGCTGTCCCGGGGCTGTCTAATAATTTCTAATGATTACCTCATTTGTCTTTGAATCAGGATTTTTCGAATTTATAGACCTTTTGCATACTAAAGTTTCTATGGTATAATTATATTCATTCGCAGAAAAGATATTGCGAATTATTTCTACATCTGAATTACTCATAGCCATTCTTATGTTTTTTTCCTTTAATGTATGTATTATAGCAAATAGCTCGTTATGATTAGCAATATCAAAGCCACCCTTTGTATATCCTACAAATGATGTATTTTTTTCCGGAACATATGGCGGGTCCAGATATAGAAAATCCCCATCTTCAATATTTATCATAGATTCTCTAAAATCACAACAGTTAAATATAACATCTTTTATTAGGTTGTGTATAATATCCAAATGATTTTTGTTAATAATTTCAGGATTTTTATAATTTCCATATGGAACATTGAATCCATTTGGGCCAACCCTAAATATGCCTCTGAAACAAGTTTTATTTAAGAATATAAGCATAGCAGAACCAATTACATCATTTTTCTCATCATCGCTTAAACTATTATATTTATTTCTAATCCAATAATAATAGTTCTCTTTTGCCTCTTTGGCCTCATCTATATTGACTGCTTTTCTATTTATATTTATGCATTCACCGCATTCACTAAAATCATCAATAAGATTCTTAAGAGCAGCATATAATTCATTATGTTTTGATTGAATATTTTTATAAATATTAATGAGCGGTTCATTTAAATCGTACGCATATATATTACCTCTTATTTTTATGATGTCTTTTTTTGCATATGATAATAAAGCTAATAATACACTGCCTCCTCCTAAAAATATTTCCCTATAATTATTTATTTCTACAGGAAAATTGGCAATAACTTTGTCAATTATTTGCGTTTTACCTCCTACCCATTTTATAATAGGTTTCACGGCTTCCAATTTATCATCTATAATATCTCTAACGGTACTTACGGTACTTACAGTACCTAAAGCATCATTAGAATCGCTCATAATAATTATAAAATATAATTATATATATATTATCAATTTTTATATAAAGGGAAAAATAAATTAAAATAAAAAAATTGACAATTATAATAATATAATATACAATATAGACAATAATGATGAGCTCTGCGAACTTTCAAGATTGGGAACCTGTTGTGTTGAAGAAGACCGCCGTACAGAAACAAATCAATACTCAAAATCAGCCTGGATTTAAGGAATATATCAAGCTGGTTGAAGAAGATATCCCTAAGTTGAATAAGATTACTCGCGAATATGCACAGGCTATCGTAGATGGACGCAAAGCACTCAATATCACGCAAAAAGAGTTGGCGCAAAAAATGTGTGTAAAAGATAACATCATTAAGGAATATGAAAATTGTAGCGTAGTAAATTTCAATCTACAATTCTACAAAAGGATTCTCAAAGCTCTCAATATCAACCCCAAAACCGTTTGTTAATACTAATACTAATAATGATATTAAAAGTTAAAAATAATTATATAATATACATTAGATTATCGGAGATTTACATTAGGGTTTGCTTTATCTCTGGCAAGTTGTAAGTAGAAATCCATTTTCCTTCTACCTCACACATACACTCTTTCCAAGCATTATTTTCAGAAGTACGGTCGGGTCTTTCTAATTGATAATGTGTTTTAGTAAAATGATACAATTTTTTATATATTTTTTCATTATATATTATTCCATCTTTAGATGAATCATATACACCAACCCAGGCTTTATTGATACCAATAGTATGAGAAATGCGTTGTCCATTCATAAAACATTTTGCCATATCACGGCATCCGCGGGGCTCTATAATCTTATCGGGATTTATTCTTATAAACAATTCTTCATCTTCTTCATCTTCTCCTTCTTCATCCTCTTTACGGGGTTCTTCCCACATTTCACCATCCATCAAATCAAAGAACATAAGAACTTCTTCAGGCGAAACCTGAAAGAACTCTCTTTTAGGATTAACTCTAATAGTATATTGTTCAAGAAGCTTATGAAGTGTTTTTTCTTTTTGATAAGGATTACTGACTTTTTTAGCAAACTCTATTTTGTAAGGCGCAGGAGGTCTCCAAGTATCCGCGACATTAGCTTCTTTCAATCTAACATCAGGAGTTCTCATAGTCATACCAATCTTTAGACTTTTCAATTCGGGATTTGAGAAACAGTAGATAAATCCGTATTCCATTTTAGAGCTTTTCTCAAGATTAAAATCTATCTCTTGCGTTTTACTCAGTTTTTAGGGTTAGGGAGTATAAAAAAATAAACGCAAATCATTTTTTACTCTAATATTATAAATTATAGACCATTTTTATTGTATCTGATTTTATCTATATTTCATCCAAATGTTTCCTAATAAGTTCTTGCCTAATACTATTACCTCACCATTCTCTATTTTGGCTCTCCCTTCCCAAGGCCTCGTTTTTTCTAATTTTTCGTCGCTACATCTCATAGCCGGATATTATTGTCCGCCATAATTACTACATCTTTTTCCCAAAAATTACTCAGTGTTCTATATTCTTTCTTCGCTGAAAAGAAAGTTATAACAAAATTATTAAGAAGAGTTTTGCTCATAGCTTTTATCGGCTGTAATAAAATAATATAGTTGTGTCTTGAGTCAATTTTTTTGCGTTAGCACGGCCTAATCGGAATCGCTTGATGTTTCAGATGATGAATCACAAGAGCTTTCGGAGTTATCTACGGAACCCCCGCTGGTGTAAGGTTCAAAGCCTGAACTCATAGGTTCGCTTGTATTTTTTAAAATATGCGGGTCGACAAGCGTTTTTTTAGATATATTATTTAGTTTGCTGTAATCATTATCAGTAATACCTATCATAGATAGAATATCAGTATTTTCGTCCGTAGAGAAATAAATCAGCGTCATAGAAAACACGAATATAATGGCAAATACTATAACATTATTAGTTGTAAGTAAATCAGCTGATATATCATATTTTTTATTAGGATTTTCCGATTCCTCGCTATTTATATTTACATAATGATAAATACTAAATAATATTAAAGAAATACAGGAAGCGTATAATATTAATATATACATTATCTATTTATTTTTTTTATAATTCTTATACGAAATATTACGCGCCACGAGAATACTCAAGGCTATACTTTTCAGCGCCCCACGAACAATTTATTTCTCTTTAAAACATTTATTGATATAATCAAGGATGCTCTTGGGCTCTTTGAACTTGGCGACAACTCCCTTTTTCTCCTTTTCAATCGCCTTCAATTTAAGTTTAAGCCCCTTTATCTCCTCCTTATTAATTTTTGTGTCAAGTTTAGGTATTTTCTCGTTAATTTCTTCAATCTCATTGTTAAGATTGCCCAATTTATCTTCTAAGTTTGAAGTGCTAATATCAATATTACATATAATATCATTCATTACAGGATATGCGAACTGGCTCTTGTCATTGCTTCTATCTATATAACTTATTAAGCCTGCGATGTTATTCATTATATCTAATATTTTATTATCGTTAATTATACCATTATCATTACAGTATTTCGTTTTAAAATCGTCAAAGTTTTCAGGCATTCTTTCTTCATTTTCCAATAACAGATTGAGTATCTTGATAGAACTCATAGGGTCTTCGGTAATAGGCGTCGCAGACATAAGAATTAATCGGAGCGAGTTCTTTCCGGAAACTGAATAAGAACGCTGAATCATATCCTGAAGTACAGCGGGATTAGGCTTTTCGAGAGCCGACAAAGAATTGCTATATATCTTGTGAATCTCGTCTATTATTATTAGCGTCTTCTTGAATGGGTCTTCCTTCCCATTAATTTTCACCATCTTATCATAGAACTTATTTTTACCCTTAATCATATTAGTAAATTGCTTGTATGATATAGGTTGTATCCAGCTATCTCCTAACAATTCTAATCGTTTCGCTCTAAGCTTGGGAATCTCCTTGATTTCGCCACTCTTCAACTTCTCTTGTATTATTACATTGCATATGTTGTCAAACATATTCTTCCATATATCTTCTTTCAGCGTGTGTCGCGTAACCCATAATATAGTATAGCCCTCCTTATTAAATGTATTGGTAGCCGTAGAGATAGCCGTACAAGTTTTCCCAGAGCCTACGCTGTGATACAAGAAGATGCCCTTGTATGGCGATTGTGGCGTGAGATATTTTTGGACGAATAATTGCGTATTAGAAAAGGAAACAATCTTATTTTTTTCGGCCTTTTCGTCATCTTTCTTTAAGTCGGCTATACATTTATTTTGAATAATAGGAATATCCCAATAATATTTCTTATAATTTTTAAAGATATACTTATTTAAATCTATGATATTCAGCTTGGTCTCAGGGGGTTTCTCTTTTTGTCTGTATTCTTTCATATTCTCGTTGATATATTTGTATATTTGTATGTAATTCTCGCTATTTATTTTGTTAGCCCTTGATATCTCTTCTAATTTATCAAGCAATTTGTTGCCGTGTTTCTTAAAGAACACTTGCTTATTCTTCCATAATTCGTTAATAGTATCACAATAATCTTTGCGCTTACTTATATGCTGGCATAAATCTGTTTTCGGAAATTTCTTATTAAAGGCTTTGATTAATATAGAGTCTTCAATATTAAATCGGATTTTCTTCTTAAAGACGCCTTCCCACGATTTATTATCATTTTCATCTGAATTCGACTTTTTAAAATCCTGCAATTGTTTTACATATTCTATTTTAATAACGTGAAGAGCTGCGGTAATTAGTAAATTGTCCGGATTAAAGTCGCCTATATTATATTCAAGGATGCCTTTGCAATTCTTTTTACAATCTATGATATCAACATCATTTCTATAAGTCCCGCGAATATTATTAATTTTAATAATACTCTTGTTATTTCCAAAACCCGTATTGTTTTTAATGTAATTCAAAAATCTATTATTTTTCGTAGAAAGAATATGGATATTCTCAGTTAGCGGTAAATCTACCGCAGAGGCTATCATAATATCCTCCAGTTCCGCAATAAAGTTTAGGATACTTATATTTTCATTGCTGTGTTTAATAAATAAATCGTGCACTGTCATATTATCATCGTATTTTATATTGTATCTATAAATATTTAGTGGCCAGCCTACATTAGGTATAAAAGGTAGTCCTGATTGTCCGCAGTATCGCGTGCCTCTTCCAATTACTTGCGTATTTTCCGCCTTCGTTATTAGCGGCTCCAAGATATGCATATATTTTACATCAAATACATCAATTCCCTCCTTAAATCCCGAATCTAATATTAGAAAACGCATATTTTTACCATAAACATTCCCTTTTTCCCCTGTTTCGCGATTATTCATAACGGCCATCATATTTTTCTTGAGTCCCACACTCAAAGGCTTCTTATTAACTACAGATTTTGTCAATAGACCGAAAGTATTGTAATTGTCTTCGTCTGTGTATTTCGTTTTTAAAACGCCGTTATTATAGACAGGCTTAAAATTATTCGCTATCATAGCTGAGGCTACCATTTTTGCCCCATTACTTCCATCGACATCACTATATATGATGTGCTTATAATGTTTACCATCGGCTGCCATATCCTTCTCGTCAAGCTCTTTGATTTTGTTCAACATATAGTCAATTTTAGGAGACATAAGGGCTATATCTTTTAAAACGCTTTCTTTATTAAACTTACCAGAATCGAACTTATATTCAGGCTTAACGTGCGCCCAAGTACTCGTATTACGAATACATAAGGCTTTCTTTGGTATATTGTTATTCATAATTCTATAATAAATAAATATAATTAAATAAATATTCGTAAAGAGGGTATAAACATATAACTATATTATAATATATACTTTTGCGGGTTGCGGGTTTCGCATTTTCATAAGTAATAGAATAGAATAGGATAGGATAATGAGGACTGAATTAACTATGAAGCCTTTGAGGGATATTATAGATAATTATCAAATTCCCGAGTTGCAGAGGTTAGTTGATAACGGACATATTATAAGTATGGTAGAAGACCAAAAGAGCGAATATGATAAATATAAGTCTTTTTCTATGCTCCAGAGTTTCACGATTGCCTATATTGTTGAAGAGAAGAAGGGGTATATTTTAGACGGACAGCATAGAGTGGAGGCTTACTCGCGATTAAAGCGCGAAGGCTATGATATCGATAATATCCTCGTGCCTATTGTAAAATATAATGTAGGTAGCATAGAGGAGGTTAATGAATATTTCAAGAAAATCAATAAGCATTCGCCCATAAAACCCATATTGAACCTGGTAGCCGTGGAAAAAATAATTTTGCAGTGTTTGGTAGATAGATTTACTACTAACTATTTTAAGGGGGATTATTCTGATAGTATCGTAGGAAATGTGGAGAAAAACTATCAATGCCCTCATATATCTCTGAATGATTTAGGGAAGCATATTAAGGCGAGGAATATTGTCGGAAAACTCGGAAATAGCAATAAGACCGATAAGGATTTGTTTAATTATATATTGAGTGTTAATGATTATCTTGAAAGCATCTCGGCACATCAGCTTGACCCGACATACACGAAAAGATTTGAGAAATGTAAAAATAAGAAGGAGAAGGAGAGATGCAATAATGTGTGTTATTTAGGGGTTTTCAAAAATTACGAGTGGCTTGATTTGGCTCTGCACGCTTTAATCAATTCGCTTGATATTAGCAATATAGGGATGCGATTTTTTCAAGATGTCTTGGTTAAAAACGATAGAAAGACGATTCCTTATGAACTCAAAAAGAGGGTATGGCATAAATACAATAATAATGATATGATTGGGAAATGCTATGTGTGCGATAAGAAACTTGATATCAAAGATATGGAATGCGGGCATATAATAGCCCACGCATTAGGCGGAGAGATGACATTGAATAATTTACAGCCTACCTGTAAAACTTGCAATCGCGATATGGGCGTTATGAATCTCAACGAATATAAACAGCTTTTCAAATAGGATACTTACATACTTATAAGAATTAAATACTTATAATACTTACAAATAAAAAATTGATTATTATTTTTAACACAATTATTATCATAATAAATGCTAGTAATTTTCAAAATCTCAAGCATTCTTTTGCGGACTATCTTGTTGTCCTTCTCAGTATCCGTCGTGTTCTCTTTCAGTAGCCGACCGAATATTATGAGATGCCCCAGCTATCCTAATATTAATATATACAATTATACATATAGCTTCCAACATATAGATGCTGTAATGTGTAATAATTATAAGTATATTATTAATGATAAAAAAAAACGCAATATATACCTCAGACTACGAGAGAATATGGTAAATAGAAATGTATATTTGTAATATATATTTGTTGCATATTGTTATATTGACATATTGTTATATATATCTTATAAATAAGATTAGTATTAAATAGATATTATTTTTTATTTTTTAGAGCGTATATATCTTCATAATACTTGATTCAATAATATAACATTTATTATGAATGAACTTTTGTATCAAGTAATTGTATTTATTAGCAGGTTGCTATGCGTCTCTCCTGATATTTAATAAATCCTCTAACCTTTTTAATCTCAATTCTTTATCATTATTCATTTTAATTAATTTCTTAACAGCACCATATAATGCATAGTTTATTTGTCCTATATCTATCGAAAGCATATCTGGAATATTTAATTCATCGCTATTATAACTATTTGTAAATACTGACTTTGGAAATATATCTTCTATTTCCTGTGCTATAAATCCTAATTGATTAGTATCCTGATTACCAGTCTTAAACTCTTTAATATAATTAAACCTATATAAGTTTATTTTATGTATATTTTCATAACATTTATCATATGAAGCTCCTTCTATGTTTTCTTTTATCCTTCTGTCTGATGTTTGCGACCAATATAAAGAATTATTAAAATTATAAATATTACCATTTGTTCCTAACATTTTAATGGAAGGAGCAGCATCATATATAACACCGTCATTTTCAAAAGTAGATTTTACAATAAAATCACCATCATAGTTACCTATTTTAAAATCTCTATGGCCATCAATAATAAGATCACCAAAATAATGGGTAAAATCATTTGCTCTTCTCAATTCTATGACACAACTTCCTGATTCAATATTATTAATATTTAAAGTGGTGTTATCAGAAATATCATTAAAAATATGTAGTCTACTTTGTGGATTTGTTGTACCTATTCCAACATTTAAAGTATTGGTATTGTATATATTATTTCCTGATGTAGCCCATTTAGGAAATCCTCCTGTATAAGATATAACACCGTCATTTATAGCTATTGTAGTCCCATCAACTCTAATACCTCCTAAAACAGAAGTAGATGCTGTTGGTAATGTATAAGGCGTATGAGTAGATAAAATACCGTTTGTATCTATTGATAAATTATTACCTACTATAATACCTCCTAAAACAAGAGATGATGCTGTTGGTAATGTATAAGGTATATGAGTAGATAAAACACCATCTGTTATCGATAAATTATTACCAACTCTAATGCCTCCTAAAACAACATCTGATGCGGTTGGTAATGTATATGTAGTAGGCGGTGTGATAATAGATAAAATACCATTTGCATCTATTGATAAATTATCGCCAACTTTAATACCTCCTAAAACAAGCGATGATGCTGTTGGTAATGTATAAGGTATATGAGTAGATAAAACACCACCAGTTATTGATAAATTATTACCAACTCTAATGCCTCCTAAAACAACATCTGACGCAGTTGGTAATGTATATATAGTAGGCAGTGTGATAATAGATAAAATACCGTTTGCATCTATTGATAAATTATTACCAACTCTAACACCTCCAATAACAGAAGATGATGCTGTTGGTAATGTATAAGGAATATGAGTAGATAAAATACCATTTTCATCTATTGATAAATTATCGCCAACTTTAATACCTCCTAAAACAAGAGATGATGCTGTTGGCAATGTATATGGAATAGATGCGGGAGTAGTTAAAATACCATTTGCATCTATTGATAAATTATTACCAACTATAACACCTCCTAAAACAAGAGATGATGCTGTTGGTAATGTATAAGGTGCATGAGTAGATAAAAAACCATTTGCATCTATTGATAAATTATTGCCAACTTTAATACCTCCTAAAACAACATCTGACGCAGTTGGTAATGTATATGTATTATTAATTTTAAAATCATCACTAATTGAAATATTAGTACCTGCTGAAAGCTTGTGATCTAAATTACTATAACCAAAATTAGCATTATTAATTTTATATTTAGAATTTAATGGAATATTAATATTACCGTTGACTTCTAATCTATTATCGAGAATACTGTTAATATCAACACCAATACCAACCTTTTGATTTTTAAAAATTAATGCTTTATAAGGGTTTATTGTACCTTTATTTTCTTTATAATTAATATTACTATTTCCTAAAACAATAGGCATAATTGCTTTAATAGTAAAGGCTTTCTATATAAATAATAATATAAAAAGAGTATTTTTACTGTCCTTAGGTTTTCTATGCTTACATAGAAAACGATAAATGATAATAAATATATATTTTGTAATTTGAGAAGTATATTATACTCATTTCAGTATGGATTAAAATATAATTTAATTTACACTCTCAGTTACTTCAATATTACTTGTATTTGGATCAATATTTAACAAATCTTCTAACCTTTTTAACCTCATTTCTTCATCATAATTAATTTCCATTAATTTCTTAACAGTACCAAATAAAGTATAGTTTATTTGTCCCATGTCTATTGAATGCATATCTGGAATATTTAATTCATCGCTATTATAATTATTTGTAAATACTGACTTTGGAAATATATCTTTTATTTCCTGCGCTATAAATCCTAATTGATTAGTATCCTTGTTACGAGTCTTAAAGTCTTTAATATAATTAAAGCGCTTTAACTCTAATCTATCTATATTTTCATAGCATTTATCATAAGAAGCGATTTCTATATTTTCTTTTATCCTTCTATCTGATGTTTGCGTCCAATATAAAGAATTATTAAAATTATAAATAGAACCATCTGGTGGATAAAGGTATATATAATCGCTATCGCTTCCATTAATTGAAGATTTTACATAAAACTCACCACCATAGTTACCTATTTTAAAATCTCTATTGGCATCACTTGAAGTTCCTCTTATTAACTCTATTATAGAATTATGTCTATTTTGAATTATCAAACTATCTAAAATATGTAGTTTACTTTGTGGATTAGATGTACCTATTCCAACATTTAAAGTATTTGTGTTGTATATATTATTTCCCGATGTAGCCCATTGTGGAATTCCTCCTGTATAAGATATAACACCTGCATTTATAGCTATTGTAGTACCATCAACTCTAACACCTCCAATAACAGCACCTGATGCTGTCGGTAATGTATAAGGAGAAGGAGCAGATAAAATGCCGTTTCCGTCTATTGATAAATTATTGCCAACTCTAATACCTCCTAAAACAGCACCTGATGCTGTTGGTAATAATGTATAAGGAGGAGGAGCAGATAAAACACCTCCTGTTATTGATAAATTAGCACCTACTCTAACACCTCCAATAACAGCGTCTGATGCTATTGGTAATGTATACGGAGTATAAGGAGGAGCAGATAAAACACCGTCAGTTATTGATAAATTATTACCTACTCTAATACCTCCTAAAACAGCACCTGATGCTGTTG